AGGGTTCGAATCCCTCTCACTCCGCCAGATCAACCCCCGGAGGCCCGCAGCGATGCGGGCTTCCGGTTATCCGGGGCAGGTCGCCCCATGTTCTGCCCCATGTTCCGTTACGCGGCCCGCTGCTGGCGCCCGGCGGCCAGGGCATCGATCCAGGCCTCGATCTCCGAGGACAGCCAGCGCGAGGCGGTGCCCACCTTGACCGGCCGCGGGAACTCGCCGGCGGCGATCATGCGGTAGACGGTGGCCTGGCTGAGGCTCACCGAGGCCAGCACGTCGCTGAGCGTCATCAGGCGGGTGACGGTAGGGGATGGCGCGGTCTTGTCGTTGCTCTCGGTCATGCTGCCTCCTCGTTCAGCGGTCATGGGGCGGCTCCTGGTGTCGTTGCTCATCGCTCAGTCCTCCAGTCGATCCCACGCTTGGCCAACACGCGGCGGGCCGCGTGCGTTTGCGCCTTGTCCTCATGGCCGTTGGCGGCCTCCAGCAATCGCTCGATGCGCGACGGCGGGCGAACCTTGCCCTCTGCTACCAGGCGCTGGTACTCCTCCCACAGCTCCGACCGGCGTTGGGCCAGGTCCGCGTTGCGCTCCGCCAGCGTCCGCATCTTTCGGCGCCAGTTGCTCTTGGGCATGTGGCCCGCAGGGCTGACCGCGCCGTCCTCGCAGTAATCGAGGCGGCTGGCACCGCGTAGCGTGGCGAACGTCTCGAAATCGATGGCCCGCGGGGAAACGTCGGTTTGCCGGTCAGCCATTCCCGCCCTCCCTCTCATGTCCGGGGTCCGGCGGGGCGGGATGCTTGGCGAGTTTTTCCAGCACGGCGGAAGTGAAGGCGCCGACGATGACTGCTGAGAAGCCCAAGACGAAGTGCCCGTGATAGCAGGCGAAGTAGGCGCCGCCCAACCACAGCGCGTCGTATCGGCTGAATAACGGAGCCGTCAGCCACTTCACTTCCCCACCTCCTGCCCAGCCTTCCCCCGCGCCTGGTCGATGGTGGGTGGTGCGGGGAGCGGACGCCAGTGGGTTACGCGGTATCCGTAGGCAGTAGCCAAGCCAACACAGCAGTCCAAATACCAATCGGTGCATTCCCAGTATCCTTTCCGGACCGATGGAGTAGTCCCGTCTCCGCAGTCCACCACAAGGAGCAGCCGTTTCCCGAATCCGTTTGCGCCTATGTCGGGCTTGGGCGCCGTCTCAATCGGCTGCCAGCCGTCCTCCCGCGCCGCTGCCAGCAGGCCGAGTTCGTAGCCGTTCTGCTTTGCTTCGGCCGCATCCTCCTGCGCCGCTTCCAGCGCGTCGGCGGCTTCGCGGAGCAGCTCACGGAAGTCGTCGGGGCGCATGTCCACAAACACGCACTTGTGCGTCGGGTCGTCCGGCATCCTCTCTGCGTCGTCGGTCGGCTCCCACTTCACGGCGCGCAGCCTATCGATCAACTTGCTCACTGCTTCGTCGATTTTCATGCTTGCTCCTTCATCGCCAGGATGGCGTCTCGGACGTCCGCCAGCGCGGCGCGCGTCCACTCGCATGCAATCTCGCCCGCGGCGGAGTTGCCGACCGGAATGCGGTACTCCTCGATGACTTTGATTGCTTCCTCCAGCGCGGCGTTGCGGACGAGGGTGGCGAAGTATTCATCTCGCAATCCAATGCGGTTCTTGCCGCCGATATCCATCGCATCAGCGTAAGCATCTGCCCGCAAAGCGAACTCAATGATCTCGTTGGTGGTCATTTGGCAGGATCTTCAGGCATACGGATAAAAGTCGGATGGGGGAAGCCCTGTGCCTTCTTCCATCCGATCCATTTTTTCTCAGGCGGCGTCTGGGCTTCGTTGTTCTTGTGCCCCAGAATTTGGTAGTCGGTTTCTTGAACTACCTCCCCGTCGTTGAGCAAGCGCCCGCCCTTTTCCAACAGCGTGTGGTAATACTCGGTCATTTCACTTCTCCAGCCGTGCTCCCCAACCGCTCGCGCAGGGCGGCGACGACAAAATCCAAGTCTTGAGCAATCCCCCCGAACTCTGCGCACTCAGGAATCCTTGCTTTAAGGGTCTGCACCATGGCCGCCTGGTGCGCGCGGCTCAACACCTCCAGCGCCTGCCGCAACAGGGCTTCGTCGCGGATGACCCGCCCAACGGCGCACTCGTAGTGCTTCGGCCCCCAGCTCCAGCAGCCGGGACCGTGTGTGCTTTGGCGGTCAGTCATTGCGGTCCTCCTGGGCTAGGGCGGCGTTCGCCCGCTCATACGGCTCGTTGCACTCGGGCAGATGCTGGGCCGCGAACGCCAGCGCACGCCGCGCCGCCCGCAACTCCTCCGCCAGCCGCTCGGCGCGGGCTTGGATTGCGCGCACGCTGTCCGGAATGTCGTGATAGCTCCATTTCGTCATATCGGGCTCCGGCCCCTTGATGACGATGGCAGTCTCGGCAAGCACCCGCGCCAGCTTGTCCACCACGGCGTCGGACTCCTCCACCTCCGCCCGCAGCGCCTCGATCTCTGCGTCCTTGGCTGCGGTGGCGTGGGCGACGTTGGCGCAGGCGTAGTCGCGCACATGCTGCTGCACGCGCTCACTCTGGTGCGCGAAATGTTCCGGCAGCGGCAGCAGCTTAACGTTAGCCATGGGGCACCTCCGTGTCGCGCAGGTATGCGTCAATGGCGTCGATGGCGTCGATCAGGGCGCGGTCCTCACGGATGCGCCACTGGCGCTCGGCCATGCTCGGGCCGAACAGGAATCGAATCAGTCGGCGCATCACTTCGCACCTCCCTGCTGCTGGGCTGCGTGATAGAGCGCAGCGCACGGGTGAGTTTCGGGCTGGAAGTAGCCAGCCCCGTTGTACCCGCACAAGTAGCACGGGGCTTTGCGGAACCTCGCCCTATCCACGGCAGCGGGCTGCTGGGCGAGGGCGGCTTCCAGCTCGCGGGCGCATGCCATAAGAGTTTCGCGGATATCGGAGCCAGCATCACCCTTGAAAAACTCTGCGGCGTCGCGCCACTGGTCGGGCAGCGCCCGCACCGGGTCTGTGTTGTTGGTCATGGTGTCAGCGCCTCCAGGCGCTCGGCCTCGTTGATGTAGTAGCGGTAGCGCGCGTGGTCGTCGGGGAACTGCGCCCGGCTCGTCTCGGCCTGGATGCGCCAGAGTTCGGCGTGCCGGCGCGGGTCGTCCCGGTACAGGTCGCGCTGGGTGGTGTCGGATCGCATGGCGTCCTCAGAACGGGATGTCGTCATCGAAGCTGTCACCGGTAACCGGGGTTTGTGCCGCGGCCTGTCGCGTGCTGGCGCCCCGACCCCGATGCGGAGGCGCACTGCACTGCTGGCCGCTGCGCTCCCGGTCCGGCTTCCACTGGTCCACGGCCACGTACCACTTGCCGCTGCTGCCGCTAACCTTGACCTCAGCATTGATCCACTCGCCGTCCTGCTGCTGCAGCCAGGCGATCAGCTCCTCGCGCCTGATCGACAGCTTGGCCTTGACGTACTCGGGCGCGTTCTCGTTCGGCGCCTTGGCCATCAGGCCGTCGATGAATTTGGTGTCGCCCATGTCTGCTCCGGTGGAATAGGTGGCCGTCTTTCCGGCCTGTCACTCGGTTACGGCTCCGAGGTCGCTTCTACGACCGATCTGCGGCTCACCGAGGGGAGCGGCTCGCCGCTGGGTGCGCCCCGAGGGGAGGCGGGGCGCGGGGCCGGCGCAGGGGAGGGCGCCGGGGTTGGGTGGGGAGGGCCGGTGCTGATCTCCGGCATTGCCTACGTCAGGGGCCTATCGGCAGTTCATCCCCTCGCTTCTACGTCGCGCATCAGCCTGCGCATTCCTCCCCATAGCTCACTTCGCCGCCATATCCAGCGCGTCTCGGCGGAGTTCGTAAGCCTGGACCAGCTGCGGCTGGGCATCGGCAGGCAGCATCCGCCCCAGGTCATAGGCAGCGTCCAGCGCGTCCACGTCCTGCGCGGACTGGATGCCGGCGAGCACGTCGGCGAGGGTCGGGGCTTGCGGATCGGTCGGCTGCTCGGGCTGAGGCTTGGGCGCGCGCGCCTTCACCTTTTCGCGCAGACTCGCCGCAGCCGGAGCAGACTCGGCCGCCGCCTCGTCGACCTCGAACCAGTCGGCAGGCACGCTCATGCCGTCGCGCAGGCTCGCCCAGATCTTCTTGAGCTGGACCACCTGCGCCGGGCGCGTTGCCTCAAGTCGGCACTGATTGCGCTTCTCGATCTGCTGCTGCGTCACGCCGAACTGGTCGAATGCGGCCACCAGCTTCTTGAGGCCCTCGGCGGAGGTGTCGGCGCTGGCCTTCATGGTCTGCTCGCACTGCTTGACTGCGGCCTCGATCACATCGCCCGGGATCACGCCCAGGATGCAGGCACGCAGCCGGCGTGCGCCCTGGTTGGCCACCAGCTCGTACACATCGCGCGGATCCTCCAGCCGCTTCGCGCCCTGCCGGGTGTGCCGGACGTGCGGCACCTGGAACACCTTCACCTGACGGGTGTTCGTCTCGATATCCCACGCGAAGGCTTCGACGGACGACTCGCCGTTGCGCTGCTCAAGCTCACGGATGCCGAACTGCACGTTGCCCCAGCACTGGGCGGCGACCTCGGCCAAGCGGATGCTCGGGCCGGTCACGTCGCTGCCGCCGCGGCTGTAGCTGTAGAGCGCGCCCTCGGCGAGGGTGGGGCGGGTGCAGGCCTGCAGGATGCGGTCCATGGCCGCGATGGGGTCGCGCGGGAACTTCTTGGCGATGACCATGGCCGCTTGCACCTCGGCAATCTCGCGCTGCTGGCCGGCGTCGGCCATGGCGTTGTTGCTGGCGCGGGTGGCGATCGATGCGCTGCCGAACGGGTTGGCGCCGGCGGCGACGGGGGTGGTGTTCTGCTGGTGGTTGGCGATGGCGTTCATGGGCTCAGTCCTTGATCAGGAGGCGACGGGAAGGGGTTCCGGGCTGGGTGAACTGCGCGGCGAGGTCGGGGTGGGCGGCCTTGAACGCCGCGGCATCGAATCGCTGGGGGGCCTTCGCGAGCTTCCAGGTCGCCAGCACCCGGCCATCGGGTCCGACCAGCGTGTCGCCGGCCTCGCCCAGGGCGTTGAGCAGGGCGGCGTCGGCGGCCTCCTTGGCGGCCTCCAGCTCCTTGATCTGCTGGCGCAGGCGCCGGGCCTCGGCCCACGCCTCCACGACGTCCGGGGCAGCCTGCACGCTGCCGGCAGCGGCCAGCCGCCCGTAACGCTGCTGCGCCTCGGCGAAGGACACCGGCGGCGGCTCGTCGCCGCGCACGACCCGATCCCAGAACTCGGCCTCGGCCTCGATCAGGTCCGACTGCAGCGACGGGTCGGCCTCGACCACGTAGATGCGGAAGTCGTGGCCGCCGATCAGCACAGCCACGTCGGCCACCGGAAACCCGGTCACCGCCAGGTAGTGCTGCACCTGCAGGGCATATGCATCCGGCACTTCATCGGTGCCCGGCTCGCCCCAACCGGCGCCGGTGCGCGCGGTCTTGGCCTCGAACACGCGGCGGTCCTCGGTGAAGCCGTCCAGGTTGGCGACCATGAAGTGGTGCCGCTGGTGGCGCAGCATGCCGTCAGGCACCAGCACCGCCCGCCCGGTCACGTCCGAGTAGCGCTGCCGGATCACCGGCTCCAGCAGCCGGCCCCACAGCATCGGCGCGCTGTCGGAGTCGTCGACGGCCTCGCCGCGCTTCTCGCGGTACACGTCCAGCGGGGTGCGGTAGGGCGACAGGCCCAGGATAGGCGCCACGTCGCTGCCACCGATCCCGGTCCGGCGTTCGGCCAGCCAGGCGCTGCGCTCGTCGGGGATGACCTGCAGCTGCGCGCTCACGACTGCTGCCCCCCAGCGTCCTGCACCTGCCCGCCGCGGCTCATCACCTCGGCCACGTCATCCGGCTTGGCGGCGGCAGCGGTGTAGCGCCCCCTGGCCACATGGGCGACGGCCTGCGCCTGCGAGATGGCGCGCACCAGGACGGTGGCCGGCGGATCGGCCTGGGTGTCGGTGACCTTGTAGATGCGACTGCTCATTGCGGCGTTGCTCCTTGCTCAGTGGGTGTCGTCGGCCGGTCGCGCCGGCCGGATGAAGGGCGCGATGCGTTCGTGCTCGCGCGCATCGCTGGTGGCCTTGCGCAGCTCGTAGGCCACGTTCAGGCCGAACAGCACCGCGATCAGGCCGACGCCCCCGGCCAGGGCATAGGCGCCGGCCACCGCCGACAGCACCACCATGGCGATCAGGAACAGAACCACGAGGGTGGAGACGACGGCGGGGACATAGGCGAGGTAGCGGTCGTTCATGGGATAGCTCCTGCCGGCGATGCCGGCGTGTGGGTGTTCAGGGGGAGATGGCGACCCAGAGGCACAGGGCCGCACAGACGACGCACAGGGCATCGACCACAACGGACCGGATGGCCTCCAGGTGCTGCTCGCGGGTCAGGCCGGGCCAGTTCCCGTCTGCCGTCGGCGGGGTGGGGGGCAGGTCGTCCGGTTTCGGGTACACCGGCAGGTCCGGCACCGATTCACGCGGCGGCGGCGAGCC